TCAGTCCAGTATTCAAATCCTCCAGGAGGCTGGGCAATGTACCCAAAAGTCTTGCGGCGCGCTTTGAACAACGCACCATGGTGGCGCTTGGCGTACGCTCGGGCGAGCAGCATCTGGTCGAATTCACGCAATGCCAACTTGACGTTTCCATCAAAGCGGTTTGCATCGGTATCCAAAATGCCTACTTTCGCGCTCACGGCGACTGCTACAACAGCTTCATTCACCTGCGCGGGTTTCATCCCGAAAGCGTACCACGGACAACTTCTGCCACCACTAATGCCAGGAAGGCCACAGTCAGTAAACTGTGCAAAATGATCGGAAAGCGGGTACATGTACTGACTCCACTCCATCATCATGATCGGCGGTGCAGGGCTGATGATCCTCGTATCGGTTGGTTTTCCGTAAGTCTCACGCTTGTTGAAGACTTGGAGCTTGAACGGATCAGGTTTTCCAGCAATCGCGGCCTCATTGCGAATCTGCTGGCCAGGCCGCGGTTGACGCAGCTTAACCTCTTCGATAGTGCAGGGGTCCAGGATGTGCGCCTCAGGGAAGAGGAACTGACAAAACTCGACCGCGAGGGATAGGTACTTAACGGGCATCTGGTCCACACGATTTCCAGTGAACTTCTTGACGCGACCCTCAGCTGCTTGGATCTGGGCGGGTAAACCACCTAGCGGGACATATGCTCCTCCCGCAATAATGGGCTTCATGAAAGGGACCGCAAGGGGGGCTTCTGCAGCCCCATCCAAGTTGAACGTGTACCTCCTTTCACCCATGATGGTGGTTCCTATGGACAGTATTGGCAAGGGTCCAGGATTGGCTTTAAGAAACTCAGCCAACAACCCTGCCTTTCCGCGCAATTGCACAATGCGCTTCTCCAGCTCCACGGCCACGGTAGCGTGGGCCTGGCCGTAAGAGCTTACGCAGGACAGAAAATGGCAGCGTGCTGCTTCAAAATCAGTCTCTGGGAGTGTGAGTGCGTAGGGGCTATCTACACGCCCAATGGACACTGTGGTGCCTTCCGAGGTCATTGTGCGCAAACACACGAAGCCTTCACAGACGTTCGGTTTAATGCGCTCCAAAGTAGCCCCTCGAAGAAGGCCCAGAGCCCTCGCGCAACGTGCAACCACAGCAGTGAGGCCAGTGTAGTGCGCGAGTGGCGTGTACAAAACGACTGCCCGGTCGTCGAACACGTGTTTGACGTCTTGCTGGTAAACAGTAAACGGCCCCAGCAAACCAAGTAGGTAACCATGGTCAGCGACAAAAACATCGCTAGACGTGTGGTTCCAAAGAGGGTGTTTGTACTCAGCACCTCCTGAAACGTTCATGTGGTAGACACCATCCCTATCGAACGAGGCAGAAACCTCGCCATCACTACGACCCACCTGTGAGGGTAGAATGGTATACAAAAGTATGGGCTTCCCATCGGAGTAAACAAAC